AGTTTTTGAACGATGCAGGCGCATCACCAAACAGCTTGTACAAAGTGTTATGGGACGGAACAGAGTCAGCCCCAGACACTACAATTGCTTTTATTATGACATTACGAACTGGTGTAACACTAACTGGTTTTGTATTGCCACAATACCCAAGCATCACAGGTTCAGGCGCAGACGTACAAACTTGTTCAGTATCATTACAAGTTGTAGGTATACCAACCGAAGACCTAACAGCGTAACAACAACAACTAGAACAGGGGCACACAAATGCTTAAACTAAAATTATCGTGGGAACTAGAAACAGGTGAGAAGTTTGAAGAATGGACAAGACCAATCGAACTTTCACTTGCAGAAAAAGAACTATATTCAGGCAAGTCAATTGTTAAAATACTTATTGAAGAAAGCACACCAAGTAACACATTACTTTTATTCTTGGCTCACAAGATTCAACAACGAGTCAGCAAGAAAATCGAAAACTTTGACTCTTGGAAAAGCAAAGTCACCGATATTGCTGCTTCTGATTTTGAGACAGCAAATTTTACAAAGCCCGAAGTATCGGGCGCACAGCAGTAGAACTAGCAATAGCTACTGGGATAACACCGGATTATTGGCTCAATGCCGAACCAGATATATGGGCAACGGCTATAGACATATTGAACGAGCAAAATAATGGCTAACGCTGTAGCTGGTAAAACCAGCAACACTAAAAAAACCATCAGGGTTAAAGTTGATGACTATGAATTACGTTCCCTTTTAGCCACCTTTAGTAAAATGGACGATATAGCTAAGAATGATATGAAAAAGATTGCTAATGATTTAGCAGAACGAGCAGCAAAATTTGTCACCTCTTACGCTTACAATGCACCTAACCCTGCACAAGCTGATGCAATAATGAAATCACTTAAAATTAACAGGTCAGACAAAGCACCAAACTTTACTATGGGTGGTAACACAAAAGTTACCCGAAGTGGTGCAAAGGCTGGTACGCTTTTATTTGGTACAGAATTTGGTTCTAACAGACTAAAGCAGTTCCCACCACGTAGCCCAAGTAAAGGGCGTGGTAATCGTGGCTGGTTTATCTTTATTGCTTTAGAACGTTTTCAACCAGTTATTGTACGCGAATGGTTAAAAGGCTATGAGAAAATAGCAACTGAGTGGAAAGGTAGGGCAGCTTAGATGGCTGAGATTAGGTCGTTAAAACTTGCTTTACTTGCCGATACTAAAGATTTTATACAAGGGCTTGATAAAGCCGATAAAGAAACAAAAACTTTTAGCAGTAAGTTAGATAATGCTTTACAAAAAGGCGCAGCAGCGTTTCTTGCTGTTGGTGCTGCAGCTGGGGCTATGGCTATCAAGATTGGTATTGACGCTGTTAAAGCTGCTATTGAAGATGAGAAAGCGCAAAAGTCTTTAGCAATAACTCTTAAAAATACAACTAAAGCCACAGATGCTCAAGTTAAATCTGTTGAAGATTATATTGACAAAACAGCAAGAGCTACAGGTGTAGCCGATGACCAATTACGTCCATCACTTGACAGACTTGTTAGGTCAACACAAGACGTTACTAAAGCACAAAAACTACAAACATTAGCACTTGATATTGCTGCAGGTACAGGTAAAGACCTTGCCACAGTTTCAGAAGCCCTTGGTAAAGCCTATGACGGCAACCTTGGCGCATTAAAGCGTATCGGTGTGCCTCTTGATGAAAACATTGTTAAGACTAAAGACTTTGACGCAGCCGTTATTGCTTTAACACAAACCTTTGCTGGACAAGCTGATGCTGCTGCAGAAACTTTTGCTGGTCGTATGGCACGTATTAAAATTGCTATAGATGAAGCCAAAGAACAACTAGGTTTTGCTTTGCTTCCTTTGCTTGAAAGATTTGCAAGATTTGCTACAGAACAATTAGCACCTGCTTTACAAGGTTTAGTCGACGGTTTAACAGGTGCAGGTAGAGATTCATTAAAAAGAGCATTTTATGACGTAAGCACAGGCACAGTTACATTTCAAGATGATTTAGATAATACACAAGGCGCAGCTTATTTACTTGGTGAACAAATTAGAAGAACTACAGCCATATTAGGTGAAATGCTTGACAAAGTAACTAACGCAGCTGAGGGCGAGGGCTTTAAGAAATTATTAGAAACTATAACAAGTGTTATTGCTGGTTTAGAAAAAGCCATAGAACTTTATAACCGATTACCCGATTTTGGTAAATTCTTAATTAACCCTGCACCTGATTTGCTTAACCTTGCTGGAACAGCAGCAAAAATACCAAGCACAATATCAGGTAAAGGAACAACAGTAAATAACTACAATATTAAAGGCGCAGTAGACCCACAAGCCACAGCTAGAGCAATAACTAAAGTTACAAACACAGCAACTAAAACAACAGGTATAAAACCTTTCAACTTCGGCTTTAGATAAACCTATGACAGTTTATACACCAACTTATCGGGTCACTATTGCAGGTGTTGTACAAACAGCCGACATACTTTCAGGTGGCACAATCACTTATGGTCGTAACGATTTCTTTGAAGCAACACAACCAAGTTACTGCAATATAGAGTTATTAAACAAAGACGGCGCAAGCCCAGTAGTTGAACTTCTTGACGTTGTAATCATTGAAGTTACTAATTCTGCAGGTTCTTTTGTTAAATTGTTTACAGGCGAGGTTTCAGGTGTTTATAACAGATTAGAAGCTGCAGGTGCAGGTGGTAAGCCAAACACTTTACAAATACAAGCCATAGGCGCACTTGGTTTACTTGTTAAACGTACAGCAGGCGCAGTATCTTATCCAGAAGAATTAGATGGTGCACGTATACAACGTATTCTTGAAGAAACTCTATTTATTGCTTGGGAAGATTTAAGTAACACACAAACTTGGAACGATTTTACTACCGAAACTTGGGATACTTATGGTATTCAAGGCATAGATACTATTGATGCTGGTCGTTACGAAGTACTAGCCAGAGCTGCTCAAATAGAGCAAGCATTTAATCTTACTGATGAAACCCAACAATCAGGGTTAGGGTATTTATATGACACCACAGATTTTGAAATTGGTTATGCTGACGCTGAACGAAGAATAAGTAACTATTCAGATAACTTAATAGAATTAGACGCAAACCTTGTTAATGCTGACATACAAACAAGACTACAAACAGCCGATATTATTAACAGCGTTGTTATTCAATACGATGACCCAGTACTTGAAGAAGCAGCACAAAACGATACTTCAATAAATAATTATGGTTTATTACAAGAAATCAGACCAACAATATTAGCTCAACAATTAGATGCCCAAGAACAAGCTGTAAACTTTGTTAATTTCAGGGGAACTCCTAGAACATCATTAGAAAGCGTTTCAGTAAACCTAGCCAATGATGCTATGACCAATACTGTTAGAGATGACCTATTAGCTGTGTCTATGGACACGTTGCTATATATGGACAATATTCCAATAGGGCTTTTACCTGCTGGTACTTTTGAAGGTTTTGTTGAGGGCTGGTCTTGGTCACTTGATAGACGAAGCCTTGAACTTACTATGTCTGTATCTAACTCCATCTACAGTACGCTGGATATTCAATGGGAAGACTATCCAAGTTTGATTCAATGGCAGAATTTAGACAACACAACTACGTGGCTTGACGTTATATAAGAAAAGGATAAACTAGAGATATGCCAAATACAGCCAATTATTCATTCCCTACGCCTGCCGATACTGATTTAGTTAAAAACGGTGCAGATGCTATCCGTGATTTAGGTGACGCTGTTGACACAGCTATGAACACAGCCCTTGGCACAAAAAAGTCAGGTCTTGTATTACTGAATACCACTAGTTTTAGTGGAGTAGCCAGTCAATCAATTAATGATGTTTTTAGTGCAACTTACAATAATTACAGAATAGTTTGTCATATAAATAATACAAGCACAGCAGATGGTTTAAGTTTGCGTTTAAGAGTTGCAGGTGCAGACAATACAACTTCAAATTATAATGTTGCTCGCGTTGAATCTAACGTTTCAGCAGCAGTTAATAGATATGCAACAGGTGGAACTTCATTTGACATCAATTCTACTGATGATGGTGGGCTTGCTGCTGGTTTTGTTTTAGATTTACAAGCACCTTTTGCAGCAAATCATACAGTTGGACAAATTAGTGTTATGGGTCAAAACAGTAGTGCTTCATATTGCGCTCGTATGGGTGGGTATGTATTTAGTGCAACAACTTCATTTACGGGCTACACTTTGTTTCCTGGTGGGGGAACAATGACTGGCTCAATTTCAACTTACGCATATAACGCTTAGGAGATAAAAATGGCAACTGAAAAAATTATTATTGGAATAGATGACCAAACTATTGAACTTAAAGGTGCTGATAAAGAAGCGTTTATTGCACAAAGAGAAACAGATAATGAAATTAAAGCACTACTTGAAGCCGAGTATAAAGCCAAACAAGAAGCCAGAGAGTCTGCTATCAAAAAGTTAGCAGAAATAGCAGGACTTACAAAAGATGAACTTGCTTCAATCCTTTAACCATAAACAATTTTCTTTAGCTGCAATTGCTTTCCTTGCAGCTTGGCAAGCAACCGATTTTGCCCTTGATTACAGAGCTGTATTAGGTGCTGTCGTA